GGAGGTGCAGGTGCAGTTGGTTTTGCAGGAGGTGCAGGTGCAGATGCAGGTGCAGGTGCAGGTCTTGCTACTGGAGGTGCAGGAGGTGCAGGAGGTGCAGGTGGTTTTGCAGGAGGTGCAGGTGCAGGTGGTTTTGCAGGAGGTGCAGGTGCAGGTGGTTTTGCAGGAGGTGCAGGTCTTGCTACTAGAGGTGCAGGTAGTGTTATTATATTTGCACATGCTATTAAATTACATGGTGAAGCCATATTTATATTTATTATAAAATTAATACAGAAAAAAAATATATAATTATGTTAAATGAAAATAAATTTATCTAATGGATCTAAGTTTTATTATATAGAAAAAAAACCTAATTTTTTTCAAAAAGATATACCAGTTACAGTAATAGCACCATGGAAAGCAATTAATAGTGAAAAAACATTTTTAAATACAACATCACAACGGAATAAAGGAGAAGTAAAAACATATGCAGAATTAAAATTAGAACCAAATGATCAACCTAATTATTATCCATATAAATCAATAATAAAAGAACAAAATTTTAATAAACAAAACATTGAACATTTTAGAAATATACCAGAAATACCATATAATAAATTATATCAATATAATGAACCATATTTCTTATCTCCAACAGGATTAATTATAATTAAATTATTTATTTGTTTATTTATATTTTATTTATTAGTTTTATTTCTTAAATGAGGAGGAATATATTTTTTAGGTTCTTCTTTAGTTATTATTTTAAGTGGTACATCAACACCATTTAATTTATAAGTAATTTCTTTATTAATAATTTCTTTTTTAATTGGTTCTTTTATTTCTTCTTTATAATTAAAAGAATTAATTAAATTTTTAATTTCATTAGATGAATCATAATTATTATATAAATAATCTTTAAATCTTTTAGCAGTATTTGGTTCAACAATAACATTAGCAACCCAACTTTCATCAACTCTTCCTGCTCGTCCTGCTAATTGAAATAATGATAATATTGATCTATTCTCAGCATATTCATCAGTTATCATAATATGTGAAAATGGATAACTTGTTCCATATGAAATTGATGAATCAGCAACTAAAAATGCTAATTCTCCTAAAGAAGCTAATTCTAATACTTTATTTAAATATTGTTTAGGTAATTGATCACTATAAATACCAACACCAGCAAATAATAATTGCATTATTCTATCTTCTATTTGTAAATCTAATGGTAAATATTCTAATGGATATATCATTCTTAATCTATTTTTATCCATTTTCTCTATCATATGATTTGCATATTTTTTTAAATGTTCTATTGTATTTATTCTTAAATATGTTGGAAAATCTAATGTTGGTATATTATCTATTATATCTTGTTTTATTTTACTTCTTTCTTCTTGATTATTTACTTTCTTTTCTTTATCTTTTGTTCCATCTTTCTTTTCAACTATTTTATTAACTACTTTATTAGTAGATGAATCTACTTTTTTAATAATAGTATCATATTTTTTACGAGTTAATAAATAATTAGAAATTATTTTATTTGCGGAGTTTTGATTTTCAAATAATATATTACTTTTTTCATTTGCAAATTTTAATGGGTTATTTGTTGCAATTAAACATGGACCATGAAATTTATATGCATGTTCTGTAAATATCTTATTTATATTATATCCATTTTCTTCTTCTATTTCTTCTGACTCTTCTTCTGATTCAAATAAATCATCACTATCAGATTCTTGTTCATTATCAGATTCTTGTTTAATTTCTTCTTTTATTATATTTATTTTACCAATTGGAATACATATATTTTTAATCTGATTATCATTACAATTATTAACTATAAAATCTAATATTTTTATTGCAATTTTTTGAACTTCAGTTTGATTTAAATTTTCTATTTTATCAAAATATGTTTCTAAATTAATTAAATTTGTTATATCTATATTATTATTCTTTATTTTTTCAATTAATTTATATAATATTGGGGCAGTATATGCTCTTCCTATAAATGGTTTAGTTAATAATTGATTAATAATAAATTGTAATTCTTCTTTTGTTTTACAATTATCATGAGGACATAAAGTAGAACCATCAACATTAAATATTTCACAACCAATTAATGCTTCACGAGAATAAATATTTTTAATAATACCATTAGGATGTCTAAATTTAAAAGTATTAATATAATCAGGTAATTCTTCAGGTGTTGGTAAAGTTGCTGATGATAGTATTATTATTTTTGGACATACTTTTATAATATTTCCAATTGCAATACTAACTGGATGATTTTCCTGATCTGCTCCTACTGTTGGTTCATCTATAAATAATATATAATTTTGACTGTCTTTTAATAATTTTATTGTTGTTGCTAAATCTGTTATTATTATTATTCTATCTTTATTATTTTTATTTATAAAACTATTTATTATTCTAACTGTCTCATTATTTCTTGAATCAATAATTCCTATTCCAAATGCAATTCCCATATTATAACACATTTTACATACTTCTAATCTTACTGTTTCTACACTACATGCAAATATTAATTGTGGTAATGAATCATTTCCTGATGCTTTTTCTATAATTCTTATAGATTCAATATATTTTGCTAATGCAATTGATGATGTTGTTTTACCTGAACCAATCATCGCTCTATAAAATATCATTGCTCCATTATCTATATTATTTTTAACACACTCTATTATATCTTTTTGACTTTCATATGGACTTATCATTGTCATTGGTAAAATTTTAGTATAACTATTACTTATTACTAATTTTGGATAATTTATAAATAATTCTTTTGATGTATAATTATTATATTTTTTTGCTCTATCTATTAATCTCTCTAAATCATCTATTAATATTTTTGATATTCCATTTATATTTTTACTATTATTTAATATCTTCTTACTTCCTATTATTATATCATATAATTTCTCCCCTTTCTCTCCTTTATTTATTAATTTATTTATTTGAAACATAATTTCAATTAATCTTAATTCTATATATATTGATTTAAATCCTACTTCTAAATTATTATTTTTATTATAATTATCAATAATTTCATTAAACTTATCTTTTACTTTTTTAATTATATTTTGTTTTATAATTTCTTCTTTCTTATTAATATTTTTCTTCTTATTCTTAATTTTTTCTTTACTTTCATATTCTATATTCTCTATAATTTTTAAATTTATTAAAATTGGTCTAATTATATCTAAATATATTTCATCACCGATAGTTGTAATAGTTATATTATTAAATTCATTTGTTGGATTACCTAATTTACACATCATTTTTAATATATTTTGAATATTATCAGAATACATAACTTCTATTTGTTTCCATTGTTCTGCTCCAAATTTATCAAAAGATGTTTCTTTTGATATATTTATCGAAAAATCTTCTTGTATATTCATTTTTATTTTATATATTATATTAATACTATTTATTCTAAAATAATCAATTTTTTTAGAATAAATTAATCAAAATAATTATTATTATAAAAATATTCTTTTGCGGTTTCATATCCTATTTTTAAATAATTTAATTTATCACATAATTTTAGTTTATAATTACTAAAATATATTTTACCTATATCAATTATAATTAAATTTGGTAATATTTTTTTACATAAATTACAATTAATATTAGATATTAATTCTTTAACTTTTATAATTAATGTATCATTATTATTTTTAGATACAAAATTAAGAGGATATTTTATATTCATACCTCCATCACAATATATTTTTGAATTATATATAATATTTTTAGTTATAACTGGAGGAGAACATGATATTAATATTCCTAAAAATACTGGCATATTTGGAGTATGTTTATAACTAAATATTTCTAATTTATTATCAGTTATATTAAATCCTTTTAAATATAAATTTTTTTTAGTTATTTTTTTTAATTCTAAAAAAGTTATATATTTATTATTTATTTTTTTTTTAATTATTTTTTTTATAAATTTTTCTAATTTATTATTTGTATTTACACCCATATTTTTAATCATATCCATCCAATTATTATATATTAAACATTTAATAATATCTTCTATTTTAAATATATTATAACATACTAAATCATCAAAATTTATTTTTAAAAATATTTCTTCAATTTCATCTAAATTATATTCTAAAATTAATAATAAATTTATTAATGAACCTGATGATGATCCATAATAATTTTTTATATTATCTAATTTATTTATTTCTTTTAAATATCTTAATACTCCTAAATAAGTTATACAACATGGTCCTGAACCACCTAATACTAAATTTTTAATCATATTATATTATTATAAATAAATTATATTACTAATAGATTATTAAATTTTATATATGAATATATAAAATAAAAATTATTATTTATTCCACTATTACTCCATGAATATATATACTAATATCATGATTAAAAGGATATTTTATCCATATGTCATTACTATCTTTAATTTTATATGAAAAAGTAAATCGATAAAACTTTTCATTTATATATACACCATGAAGATAACTATAATTAATTGTTCTATATTCTATTTTATTTAATATTCCACTGATTATCCCTCTAATATTATCTATTCTATCTTCTATATTAAATAATTTATAAAAAATATATTTATTATCATTATCTAATAATTTACCATATTCAGATTCAATTATATTGTTATCATAATTTGGTAATAAATTTCTAATTTCATTAATAATATCATCAATATAATCGTAATCTATATCTGTTTTTTTCGGACTAAAATTAAAAAAAGTATTACTATAATTAGATATATTACCTAAAAAATATTTTGTTTTTGGTGATAAATTTTCATTTTTTATATTATTAATATAATTTTCTAATATTTTAGGTATTACATTTTTTTTTATAATATTAATATATATTTTTGATATATTACATTTAAATTCGTGTATATATTCTTTTTGGTTTCTTTTGTTAATCAATTGTTCATTTTTAATTTTTATTGATTCATTATAATTATTATTAAATACTTCTATTAATTTGTTACTAATATCTGTATCAATTTCAGTATTCATTTTTAAATATATTCTAAATAATGTTATTATTTAGAATGTATTTCAATTTTTTATTTATAAATTAAAATATTTTTTTGTAGATTCATAACCTAATTTAACTAATTCATTTTTTTGAATATTGTTTAATTCAAAATTTAAACTACTTATATCAGATACATATATTGGTATTGTTTTTTCCCAATATTTATCATCTACATGTATTCTTTCTAATTGTTTATCATATGCCTTTATTATATTATATGATAAATATAATATATTTTTAGTAGAAACATCAGTATAATAAATAATATCATCTGGTTTTTCATTAATTCTTAATAATTTAAATCCTATTGTTTTTTCATAATCTTTAAAATATTTTATAGGATAATTATCTAATATTCCTCCATCTATATATGTATCATTATTATATTTTATATATTTAAATACATATGGAATACTCATTGTTATTCTTAATGCTAATCTGACTGACATATCTGGATGAGTGTCTTTATTAAAATATTCTATTTTTGCTTTATCCATATTTGAACCAGTTAATATTAATTCTTTTCCAAAAATATCATATATTTCCTTAAAAGTAATATCTTCTTTACCTACATATATTTTAAATAATTTTTTTAACCAATTATTTAAATCATCTCCTTTATAATATCCTCCCTTAAATATTAATCTAAATATATTTGGAAATATGAGTTTTGAACCATCTTTAAATTCTTTAAAATTCTTATTTTTTAATATATTTTCTAATTTATCACTTGATACTCCAACTGCTATTGAAGTTGCAAATAATCCTCCTATTGATGAACCACTGATTTTTTTAACATTTTTTAATAAATCATGTTCTTCTAAATATTTTATACATCCTATATACGCTAATCCTAAAACTCCTCCTCCTTCAAATACTATATTCTCTATTTCCATTATTATTTAACTTATATTATTATTTACTTTATTTATCTATTAATATTTTATGAAAAACATAAATAATTTTATTTATATTTTAGATAACTTATTAAAATATATATATTTTAATAAGTAATGAAAAACATAAATAAAATTATTTATATTTTAGATAACTTATTAAAATATATATATTTTAAT